CTGGTGCGGGTGGTCGAAACGGACTTTTACCTCTATGGTGTGTTCGTTTTCTTCTGTGTCCTCGATAACGCCCGTTACCATTAAGCCCGTAAAAATACACTCGCAACGCCTGCCGATAAGCTCCTTGTTTACTTCTGTCGTTTTCATGTCCCTAAAATTTACTTGTTTATTACTCCGTTCTTCTTCGCTACCCATTCGTCACGCCTGCGGCGGCACTCGTCCAGCGTTTTGGCTACCGTGCTGAAAAGTTCGCCGTCCGTGTGGCAGTAGTCATATTGATAATAAATTTGTCCCCTGAAAGCCCCTAAACAGCATTTCACGAACTTTTCTTCTCCCAGTGTTTGGGTGATGCTTACCCCGTTTTTGTTAAGTGACTGCATGATGTCTTATTTTTTTATGGTTATAAACTTGGTTGTTTTAAGCGGGCAGGGCTTTGACACCCCGCCCGGATTGGTTGTTATGCCGCACGGAACACAAAGCCGTCATCAAACCAGTAATCGCACATGAACAGGTCACGGGCAAACTTTTCATAATCGAAATAGGTCTTTGCGAACTCCGGCAGGTCGTAACATTCTTCTATAATTTCATAGGCGAAATCTTCTTCATCGTCATATTCCCCTTGATATTCATCCCGGAAATCCCGTACAAGGTCGTCCGCATCTTCCTCGCCCAAATCATGGCTTTTATAGTTGCACCACACGAAAAAGGCTTCCTGCTCGGTGTCGCTCAAATCCTCCACCGCATCACGCAGGGCAAAGAAGTTTTCAGAAATCCAGCTTTCGTCGATTAAGCCCTCCGGCACGTTCTCCCAGTCCTGAAACATGTATTCCGCATCTTCTTCGTCCTCGTGCAGTTCCCGGCAGGCTTCGTAAAATTCTTCCTTGTCTGAATAGTCCGACAGGTCGAGCCATGCGCCGTACAGTGAACCGTTGTTATACTTGGCATAAGTGCCTACATAAACCCTTGCTTCTGATAATGTCGTTGCTTCCATGATTGTAATTTTTTAAAGTTTATGCGGATTTGAGAGGTGAGGGAGTTGAAGTTTCACTGAACTTTTTTCCTGTTTCCCGTAAATCCGACTTTTTTTTTATGCGTCTTCCGGTCGGGGCGGTCGTTTTCGTTTCACATAGGCTTCAAAGGGTAGTGTTTAGAGTTTGCAAGGTTTCGGGCAAAAAATACCTCGCAACGAATGTCGCAGGGAAGATTTTTTCGCCGAACCGGGACGGCTTGACCTTGCGAAGTCGTGAAGAACACGTAACTACCTTTGCCTATTGAAATGATAAAAACGATTGTCCCGGCTGGGGGACTGCATAATGAGGAAGATTTACAGGTAGGGAAACAGGGGAAAAGTGCCTGTTCCCTTTCATCCTTTAGGGAACACTCCATGCGGGCGGGAAAGGCAAGGGTGTTGTGAGCTTGCTTGCAATACGCTTGTGCGGGTTTCCAATGGCTCTTTTCACGGAATACAGTCAGCCATGCCACGCACGGCTGGCGTTCCGGGGAATGTGCCAGTGGAAAAGGATATAAAAAATGCGGGCAGTAGGTGGACTGCCCGCAAGGTGGAAGAATATACTTTATTGGGATATAGTTTGTTAGGTGTAATTTCGTTACCGAAATCGTTACCTATTTGTTACCTGAGCGGTCATAGGTAACGAAACCTATCGGACGGCGTTCTTTCTCTTGCTGCGACTGGCTTAGAAGCTGGGTAAGGGCTTGGTACAGTTCATTGAACTGCGCATCGGTGCTTACCTCCAGTTCCTCGATGCGCTTTAACAGTTCCTCGTAACCGATTACCATTTGGCGCATGAGGACGAAAGCCCGCATGATTGAAATGTTTACCTCTATGGCTACTTTGGAACGAAGAACCGAAGAAAGCATGGCTACGCCCTGCTCCGTAAAAGCCATTGGCATAGCAACGCCGAAGTTGTAATCAGGGGGTATCACATTTTGTGACACCCCTATGGATAACAGTAAGTTAGCTTCCTCTTTGGTGAGGACAAACATAAAATCACCGGGGAAACGCTCGATATTGCGTTTGACCGCCTGCTTCAAGGCTCGTGTTTCCACTTGGTAGAGTTCTGCCAAATGATAATCGAGCATCACCCGGCAACCTCTGACTTCAAAAATCTTGTTTTGGATAATCTGTAAATCCATAATTGTATATTTTAGGGGATTAAGTAGTGTTGGAACAATAGTAAGGACTGGTCACAATTTGTGACCAGTTCCCAATAATCAAGATTACATGGCTACTTCCTTATAAATCTTTTCGATACCGACAAACTTCTTGTCAAGTCCCTGCATATCGCTGCCTATCTTACTGTTAGTTATGCGGGCGTAAATTTGGGTCGTTTCAATGTTCGTGTGTCCCAGCATCTTGCTGACCGTTTCAATGGGTACGCCTTTTGAAAGCGTGGTGGTCGTCGCGAAAGTATATACAGAAAAGGTAATCATTAGCAATAAGACGTAAAGCGCAGATAATCATGTATGTTTGTCGTATGTAGTCGTTAGCTGTCTTTCCTTGAAAAAGAAAAAAAGAGCGTATTCAGGCAGTAGTTCCGTTGCTTATCCGTTACCCTTTTTAGAGGTTGGCAACAGGCAGAAAAACAAGGAAGTAGGACGGACTTCTGCAAATCGGCTTGTTTCTCTTTTTTCGCTGTCCTTATTAGACCTTTGAACGGTCTGTTTGTCAGCGTATTGCATCATTTCAAATAACTCTGTTGAATGTAATTTTATCAACTTAAAAAACAGAGATATGAAAACAGGTTTGAAAGTGCATTTCTATTTAAGAAAGACCGATGAAAAGAAAAACGGTGAGTGTCCTGTTATAGGAAAAATCACCATCGGAAAAGAAGTTGCGCAGTTCAGTGCAAAAGTTACCGCTAAAGCATCCCTTTGGGATATTGTTTCAGGCAGGGTTACAGGCAAGAGCAAACACGCATCGGAAGTAAACGCCATACTGGATAAAATCAATGTAGCGGTAAATACCAGTTACCGCAAGTTACAAGAAACAAAGAACACTGTTACCGCAAGCGAGGTAAAGAACGCATTTCAGGGTATCGCATCCCAGCAGGAAACACTAATCAGGTACTTTGCACGCCACAATGAAGATTTTAAGAAACGTGTAGGCGTGAACCGTGAGTTATCCACACAGGTACAGTATGAAAACTCCCTGAACCATCTTAGACGGTTTATGTCCCTGAAATGCAAGTTGTCGGATATTCCATTTACACAGCTTGATTTCTCTTTCATCGAGAAATACGATTTTTATCTGCGTGTGGAACTGAAATTAAAACCAAACACAATATTAGGCATCATGCGCCATTTGCGTAAAATGATTAAGCTTGTCATTGGGGAGGGTATTATAACCCGTGACCCATTTGACGGTTATTCACCTGAAAGACCGAAAGCCGAACAGAAATATCTGACACGTGAGGAACTGCATAAGATTATAACCACACCCTTAGACCATCCATGCAGATACTTGACCCGTGACATGTTTTTATTTTCTGTTTTCACCGGATTGGCGTACAGGGATATTTGCAACCTTACAGAAAAGAATATCGTCAAGGCTTCCGATGGCGTGCTATGGATAGAAACCACCCGGCAGAAAACCGGAACGCCTTGTGAAATCCCCCTGATGGAAATTCCCCTGCAAATTCTTGACAAATACAAGGGATTAGCCCCTGACGGTAAACTGTTGCCAATGCAAAGTTGCGGCAGGTTGAACAAGAACCTGAAAGTTATCGCCAAGTTATGCGGGCTGAAACGAAAACTCATCTTCCATGCAGGAAGACATACCTACGCATCGGAAATTTGCCTGTCGCAAGGTGTACCGATAGAAACAGTAAGCCGCATGTTAGGACACAGGGACTTGCGTTCTACACAGATTTATGCTAAAATCAGCAATGACAAAATATCAGAGGACACCAACAAACTGGAAGAACGGATAAAGGATAAATTCCGGTTGGTTGGTGTGGAGCAATAAATACATCATTCTAAATAACTGTCAATATGGAAAAGAATACAAAAGCCAAAAGAAGCACCTTTGCCGTCTTGTTTTATCTCAATACGTCCAAACGTAGAAAAGACGGTACTTGTCCGGTATTGGGACGTATAACGGTAGATGCTAACTCCGTACAGTTCAGTACGAAAATCAATCTTTCTTCCCCTGATTGGGATACAAAGAAAGGACGGGCGAGAAAGGAACTCACGGAAATAAACCGGACGCTTGACCGCTTGGAAAAGCAGGTAAGAAATCACTATTCCCGAATAGTTGAAACAGAGGGGTACGTAACAGCCGAAAGGATAAAAAACGCCCTGAACGGTGTAGGTGAAAAGGCATCCAACCTGCTACAGCTATTTCGGGAACATAACACCGAATTTGAAAAGCGCATTGGCGTGAACCGTGTTTATGATACTTATTACTCCTATTTGCTGACGTACAAGCACCTTTCAAACTTTATCCGCATGAAATACAATTCGGAAGACGTGCCGTTAATCAGTTTGACACATAAGTTTATAAATGATTTCGATTTCTATTTGAGGGTAGAAAAACGGATGCAGGCAAGCACCGTTTTAGGACGTATGATTGCATTGAAAAAGATAATCACACGTGCCATCAATCAAGGGACGCTAAGACGTAACCCATTCATGAACTATGTGGCGGAACAGCCTTTGAAAAAGTACAGGCATCTGACGGAAGAGGAATTTCAAAAGTTACTCACCACTCCGATAACGACCCAAAGATATTACCGTACAAGGGACTGGTTTGTTTTTTCGTCTTTTACGGGTCTGTCCTATGCGGATATGTGCGCCTTGTCGGTAGATAACCTGATAACGGAGCAGGACGGCAGCACATGGATAAAGATACCACGCCAAAAGACGGGGACGGTATGCAGCATCAAACTGTTAAGCATCCCTTTGATGATTATAGAGAAGTACAGGGACGAACGGAAAACGGATAAGATTTTTAACATGATAAGTCTTTCCAATATCTGCATCAACCTGAAAGAAATAGCCAGATTATGCGGTATAGAACGGAATTTAACCTATCACATGGCACGTCATACATATGCAACTCAAACGTGTATCTCACAGGGAGTTCCGATAGAAACGCTTAGTAAACTCATGGGACACCGTTCCATTCAAACGACACAGATATACGCAAAAATCACCAATCAGAAAGTAAACGAGGATATGAAGAAACTCTTTACCAAAGTAAGCGGTAAATACCAAGTGATTGAAAGTGATATAACCGCTGAAATGGCACACAAGAAGTTTCCCCACTGGAAGAAAATTAACCAAATATTTCCTGAAAAGAAATAGAATATAGATTTATCTATTGGGGTTATTGTCCGGCTTTCGTACTTTTTCCAAATCTGAATAAAACATTAACAAAGGTAAGCTCCGTATTCCGTCCGTTCAAGCCCAAGCCCTACGGGTTTGAAAGAAAATCTCCACACCTGCGCTGCGCTCCGGGTTGTATTTTCTTCCAAAGGCTTGCACAGACGGACTACTACACTAATAAAGTTAATGTTCTTAGTCAGTTTCGGAAAAAATGTGTTTTTTAAAGGATGGTAGGTTATTCTTGCCGTTCCTTGTTGTAGTAGGTCTGCAAAAGCCGTTCTATATCGCTTTGACGGTAGATTATTTTGCCTTTTATCTGAATGTACGGGATAACGCCCGTATCTCTCCATTCTTGCAGCGTGCGGATGCTTACTTTCAAATAGTTGGATGCTTCCCGGTTGCTTAGAAACTTTTCACCGTTCAAATGCGGTCTGCTTTCCTTTGCCAGTTTACCGATACCATCTAACATTCTTTCCATCGACTGAAAGAAATCCTTAATTATCTCATTATTACCGTTTATCAATTCCATATTGCCATATCGTTTTATTGATTTATAATTGGTTTGAATGATATATATATATCACTTGTCAGTTACGCAAATACTCGCCATAATAAGAAATGGAAAGGCTGTCTTTTACCTTGTCATAGCCGATGTAAAGCCGTTTAAAGGCTGAAACGATGAAGTAACGGCTATCCTCCTTTTGTATCTCATGAGTGGCTGGTTGCGCCTGCCCATTATCCGATACATGGAGCATCGAAAGCAGATACTTTTTCTTACTTTGGTATATCATTACCGTAGGATGAAGATTTAAACTTTCCCATGTGCCCACAATAGCCGGGAGGGTGAAAGATTGGTTTGCTTCTGAATTGACATCTTGTTTTCTTGTCATAAGGCGATACTTATTTGTTGGTCGGTATATAGTTGTTTTTCTTTTCTGAAACATGGTTTACCGTACATTCGGCAACCAGTCTCTCAATATCGGCAGATTTATAATACAGCTTATTCCCGATTTGAGAGTAGCACAGTTTACCACTGTCCCGATAGTTCTGCAAACTTCGGATGCTGATACCGAGAAGGGCGCACACTTCACGACCTGACAACCATTTATCGGACTGATGGTTGTTCAACCTGCAAATGCGTTCCACCTGATTAGCAAAGTTGGCGAACCGACTGCATACCTGTTTAAAGGTCTGTTCTTCAATAATTATTATATTCATTCTTTATTCTCTTTTGGCTGGTTGAATATTCCTTTTTGCATTTCTTCCCGATAGAGAGCCGAAAGGACATCATTGTACGTATTCAAATGCTCTTCCAGTACGTTATCAATGAAACTTCCGATGCTTACCTGTTTGTTTGTAATCACGCCTACAATCTGCATGATACGTTTCTGTATCTCTCCACTTATGTACACGCTTTGACGGTTGCAAAGTGACCGTTTTTTAAGGAACACAGATTTATAGTTTTCCTGTTCCTTGCTTGCTGTTTTCTGTAATGATTGTTTTACTTCTGCCATACTTTCAGATTTTAATGATTTATAAATAGGTTGATTGATTTTTGATAATATTGAAAGATGGTAAGCCAGTTTCATGACAGTATTGCCAAATCGTTAAACGCCTTTCAAATATGTTTTAAAGCCATATTCAAACCTTATTTGACTGCTTTATATATCGCCACCATTCAATCAATTTCCAGCAAAGAAAAGGGCAAAAACAGATGCTTTTAAAAATGGGGCTACTTTGTCCGTTTGTGTCGCAATTTGGCGTAATAGCCCATCTTTCAGGGGCAAACTGCTGTCTGTAATTTTGTAACCGACAAACAGACATAGGAGGAAGCCGAACCGCTTGCTTTGGTAATCTGACCGTAGGGAAGATTTTTATGTTCATTAGAACATAGCAAGTTGTGTTTTGAGGCACGCACTTCGTTTTTTGTGCCTCAAAACCTTGCCACCTTAGCAGGTGGTTAGTTTTACTCCGAAGTCGTAAAACCAGTAAATAATTATAATTATGGAACAGAAAAAGAAGCTATTTAGCAAAGGTGGGCGCAAGCCTAAACTTGACCCACGAACGCACCGTTATTCCCTGAATTTGGACGATGTGGAGAACGCCAAGTTCTTAGCTTTTTACGACCAGTCAGGTTACAAGGTAAAGGCACATTTCATTAAGAACTGTATTTTCGGGAAGTCGTTTAAAGTGCTTAGGATTGATAAAAGTAAGGTTGATTATTATATTCAGCTCTCGCAGTTATTCACCCAATTCAGGAGCATAGGCAATAACTATAATCAGGTAGTGAAAGAACTTCATTCCAACTTTGCAGAAAAGAAAGCACTTGCCCTGCTTTATAAACTGGAACAATATACTCTGGAACTGGTAAAGACGAACCAGCAGATTATTGCGCTTACCAAACAGTTTGAAGCATCTTATAAGGAAGAGGGAATAATATCGGTATAGAAGTGAATACGGACTTGCCAAAAGAAAAATATCCCGAAGCTGCCACGTGTACAGCTTCGGGATATTTTTCAGTGTTACTTATTTGCTCCGTGTTCTTTCTCAAACTTACGGAGCGTACCCACATCGAACCGTTCCTTTATGAACTCACGCACATCCGAAGCCCTGTAATAGGCTTTTCCACTAATCATCATAAAGGGTAGCAGTTTCTTGCTTCTCAATCTTTGTAATGTCCGGGTACTGACTTTGAACAACAGGCATAAATCCTGATTATCCAAAAGTTTATCACCCGGCATTACTTCGGGGTTGGTCTGCAAACTCTTTACATCTTTGCCTACTTCATCCAGTTTATCAAGTAGCTTTTGCATCCAGTCTTTGAACTCGTAATTATCTACATACATAATTTGCTTCATTTTTCAGGTTATACATAAATGATTACCAATCGATTGATGAAGCAAAGTTCGGAAAAGGAAAGCAAACAAATTACAGGGTAGCATACGCTACCCCGTATAAATTAATGCTAAGTTATTGATTATCTATACCCTTTATTTTCGTGTTCTTTGTGAATAAGGTTTGCCAGTTCATTCAGAAACTCCGTTAGTTTGGCTGGCTTTCGCTTGATGACATCCATGTACTTTTGGTGATAATCACCTAATTTGATGTTAAAGAGCCATTCAAAGGCTTTGCCTAAGCCCGTCAGGTGAACAGTTTTTCCATTCTGATAAATTATGCGTTTAGAAAGAAATAAACCGCTGACAATTTCCATGATATTGATAAGGCTTGTCTTGTCTGCTAAATGGAGAGGGGAAAGGAATATCTTATTTGCGTGTTGCTGGAACTGTTCAGGGTATTTGATACGCAAATTCACTATGCGTACTTCTGTTTTGATTAGTTCTATTGCTTCATCAATCAAATGCAAATAGGGTATTTTTTTCTTGCTCAAACCATACACGATACGATTTAAGACGATGCAAGCCAAAAGAAAAATAACGTAATAAAACGCTGTAATCCTGTTCGTTGACACTAAAATCGGCTAAATGGGTAGCCAGTTCTTCAATAGCTTCTGTAAACTCTGTCACAGAAACTTTACGCTGTGAGTATTCCGATAATAATCGGAAGAATCTCTGTTCCAACAAATTATTCATTATGGGAATTATAGAAAGAAGTCCTACCAACGTGGTAGAACTTCCTTTTTTAATAAGTTACTTATTTACAAACTGAAAATCATATTCATTATATCTGTTGCCAATATTAGGATATTTTTTTAAAAGCAGTTGTATATTAGAAACATCTTCCATTGATAGATTTACATCTACCGCTTTTGCATTTTCTTCTAAATACTTAATATGTTTAGTTCCCGGAATAGGAATTATATTTTCACTTTGTGCCAATATCCAAGCTAAAGCAAGTTGAGCTGGGGTTATTCCTTTGCTTTCTGCTATTTCTGCAATTTCGGTAGCCAGTTTTTGATTATTTTCCCAATATTTACCGTTATAACGTGGCAAATGCTTGCGGAAATCATGTTCTTCCAATGTATTTACGTTGATAGTATTTGTTACTAAACCTCTGCCTAACGGTGAAAATGGAACTAAAGTTACACCTAATTCTTTCGTCAATGGCAGAATCTCTTTTTCGACATCATGTGTTAATAAAGAATATTCACTTTCAACCGCAGATATAGGATGAACATTACAAGCTCTTTTCAATGATTCGGAAGAACATTCGCTTAGTCCCAAATAGCGTACTTTACCCTCTTTTACTAACTCTGCCATAGCTTCAACTGTTTCTTCGATTGGTGTTGTGGGGTCAATCCGATGCGCATAATACAAGTCTATAGTTTCGATATTTAATCTTTTCAAACTGTTTTCTACAGCTTGTTTTACATATCTTGGAGAAGCATCCACATAACTTTCACCACCAGCGAACACGCTACCTTGACTATTACGTAAGCGAAAACCAAATTTTGTTGCAATAAAAATCTGATTTCTTTTTTCTGCCAATACTTTGGATAGCAATTCTTCATTAGCACCATTGCCATATACATCCGCAGTATCCCAAAAATTAATGCCAAGTTCTAAAGCACGATACAATGTTTTAATACTTTCTTTTTCATCGGCTACTCCATACGCAGCACTCATTCCCATACAACCCAATCCGATAGCGGAAAGGTTTACTTCCGTTTTGCCTAATTTTCTGTACTTCATTATTTATATTTTTTAGTCGGTACAAAATTAGGTAATGGAAATATGGCTGATTAACACTATTCAAAGCATCATTTGCACAAATCAAATAATTGTTGCTCTCTAATTTCGCTTGGCGATTTTCCAGTGTGCTTACGATAGAATTTACTGAAATAGGCTATGTTTTCAAATCCCAAGCTATAAGCAATTTCTGAAATAGAAAGATTACTATGTAATAAATACTGGGTACATTCTTTAATTATTCTTTCCGCAATCATTGTAGAGGTAGTTTTTCCAGTAGTATCTTTTACCACTTTATTTAAATGATTAACGTGTATAGACAAACGGTTTGCATAATCGGCAGGAGTACGCAAACTTAATACTGAATGTGGATAATCAACGGGAAATTGCCTATCCAATAATTCTATGAATAATTCGGTAATACGTTGCGAAGCATTCGGATGTGATTCATATTTATTTGACGCCTGCATTTTTAAAGCTGTATGTATCAATAAATGAAGATAACAACGTAAAATATCATGTTTGTTTGCATAGTCTGACTGGTTTTCTTCCTGCATTTTGGTATATATATCCAAAACTTTGGTAATTTGTGTATCATCCAAGAAAAAAACTTTATCTGCCGTTACTTTGAACAATGGACTATTAGCCAAAGAACTATTTTTTTCTTCTGACTGTACAAATTGCTCATTAAATAAATATACAAAACATTCCTTTCTGTTCTTCACTGATTGATTCCCAAGCATAAGGGACTAAAGGATTAGAAAATAACATTGCAGGACGATTTACTAAAATCCATTTATCTGCATAATATAGTTTTCCCACACCAATAATCAATGTGACTTTATAAAAATCTCTGTAACTGAATTGTACTGTCCCAAAATTACATTGTCGGGAGAGAACATTGAAATATGGTTTCTCCTTAGAGTAGGTTGTACCCAGTTGAGGGTCACAACGCTGGATTCTTTTATAGAACTGTGGAATACTTTCGGACATAGTTTCTAATTTGCTATAACAAAATTACGAGAAAGTCTAAAGATACAATAAGTTATATTTCATAATTAAAAGAAAATAACTATTTTTGTAGTGAGATTTTTGAAATTCTGCAATATCAAGTAAATAAAGGTAGATTGCACGTTGCTAAACCGTTACCCTTTTCAAAAATACGACTTGTAATAATCTGTATTACAGATAAATATGATTTAAAGTAATAGTAGTTGCAAAAGTATGGCGGGCGAGGTGAAATGTCAAGTTCTTTTTAATCCCGCATACATCGGCAATCTCTTTCAAGTACGCATTTAGCTTCTGATTGCTGATAATGGGAAGTATCTTGCCGTTCGGTAATTTGCCCTTGTACTTCTTCAAAATCATCTTGGGAATATCCAGCAAGGGAACATTCACGTCCGTATTGGTCTTTTGCCGCTTTGTCATTATCCAAAGGTTGCCGTCAAAGGACTTGCGGATATTGTCTTGCGTAAGCCCGGCTACATCTATATAGGCAAGTCCGGTAAAGCACGCGAAGATGAACACGTCGCGCACCTGTTCCAGCCGTTTGCAGGTAAATTTCTTTTTCAGAATTTTTTGCAGCTCCTGTTCCGTCAGGTAGCCTCTGTCCACCCGTTTCAGACGGATTTTGTAATTGACGAACGGGTCGGCGAAAATCCAGCCGTTATTTTTCGCCACGATAACGATCATGCGGAATGTCTGCATGAACTTGGCCGACGTATTTTCATTGCAGCCGCATTCCGTGCGCAGATAGGTTTCAAAATCCGTGATGAACACGTGGGTAATTTCTTTCAGGGCGATGTCCTTGATCCGGTACTTGGATTGCATGAATGCTTCCAGACGCCGCATACAACGGTCGTATTTGGCGTAAGTCGCCGCACTTTTGCTGATACCGACCAATTTCTTCACGTCTTCGTTGTGCGAGCGGAACAGTTCCAATAGGGTCTGCTGCCGCGACGTGATACCCAGAAAGGCGTTGCGTACCTTTTCCGCCGTCACATACGCTTCATGTACCTCGATGTCGTGATAGTGATTTTTCAATGTCGTCCGCACATCTTCCAGCAGGGAATTAAGCTGGCGTGCTTTCAAGGAATTGCCCTGCATTTTCTGGGAGTTTACGTCCCATAAATCGGGTTCCACGTCCAGCTTGGAACTGAATTGCGCGATTTCTCCGTTTACGGTCAGCCGGATCATAATCCCCGCCTTGCCCTCCTTGTTCACTTGATTCTTCCGAATGTAGAAAAGAATCCTGAATGTACTCTTGCTCATAATACCTCCTTCTTGTGTTCCTTTTACTTTTGCGCAAAGGAACGGTTAATAATTGGGTTATGAGCAGACACTTTGAGGACAATAAGCGACAAATCAACGACTTGCATCGAAAATCGTTACTAAAATCAATCGTCTGTTTTCAGTAACGATTTAGTAACGGTACTCTGTCCGAACGGGGCTTTTTCGTGTCTTTCGGGTGTCCGAGAAGAGAAATAAAAAATCCCGCAAAACCTTGATTTTACGGGATTTGTCATACTTTGACCCCTTTTTGTCTTCGGGGTTCTGCGGAGAGACAGGCTCTTGAACCTATACTTTCAAGAAATATCATAAAATTGCAAATCACTGATAATCATATACTATCCAAAGTATAGGGTAAATCTAAATCTTTCTAAATGCCTTTTGCTATTCCGAATATTGGGTGTATATTTGGGTGTAGAATTTCAAACGCACCCAATTATGAATATCAAACGTAACATCATTTTTGCATTGGAAAGCCGGAAAAAGAACGGAGTGCCAATCGTGGAGAACGTACCCATCCGTATGCGTGTCATATATGCAAGCCAACGCATCGAGTTTACAACAGGCTATCGGATTGATGTAGCCAAATGGGATGCCGACAAACAACGGGTAAAGAACGGATGCACCAACAAACTAAAGCAAAGCGCATCCGAAATCAATGCGGACTTGCTGAAATACTATGCCGAGATTCAAAACGTATTCAAGGAATTTGAGGTACAGGAAGCCATGCCAACCACCCAACAGCTAAAGGATGCGTTCAACCTGCGGATGAAAGATGCCAACGAAGAGCAGCAGGAAGAAACACAGATAAGCTTTTGGGAGGTATTCGATGAATTTGTAAAGGAGTGTGGCAATCAGAATAATTGGACGGCATCCACCTACGAGAAATTCTCAGCAGTGAAAAACCACCTCAAAGAGTTCAAGGAAGATGTAACCTTTGAATACTTCAATGAGTTCGGCTTGAACGAGTATGTGAATTTCCTGCGTGACAAAAAGGATATGAGGAACAGCACCATCGGCAAACAGATGGGATTCCTCAAATGGTTTCTGCGCTGGAGCTTCAAAAAAGGGCATCATCAGAACATGGCATACGATACTTTCAAACCCAAATTGAAAACCACCTCTAAAAAGGTGATATTCCTGACTTGGGACGAATTGAACAGACTGAAAGATTACCAGATACCAAAAGACAAACAATATCTGGAACGTGTCAGGGACGTTTTTCTGTTCTGTTGCTTCACAAGTCTGCGATATTCAGATGTTCGTAACCTGAAAAGAAGCGATGTGAAACCCGACCATATCGAAGTTACCACAGTCAAAACGGCAGACAGTCTGATAATTGAACTTAACGACCACAGCAAAGCCATACTTGAAAAATACAAGGAAGTTCATTTTGAAAACCATATGGTACTGCCCGTCATCAGCAACCAAAAGATGAATGATTATTTGAAAGAATTGGGGGAACTGGCTGAAATCAATGAGCCTGTACGGGAGACTTATTATAAAGGAAATGAACGTATAGATGAAGTCACCCCGAAATACGCATTGCTAAGCACCCATGCAGGAAGAAGAACATTTATTTGCAATGCGCTGGCTCTCGGTATTCCGGCACAGGTAGTAATGAAATGGACGGGGCATAGCGACTATAAAGCCATGAAACCTTATATTGACATAGCGGATGATATTAAGGCAAATGCCATGAACAAGTTTAACCAACTATAAAAGTATCAATCAGTTTCATAAATTATCCACTATTTGAATTATATTTGCGACAACAATAAACATTGAAACATGGAAAACAACAAAGAACATCATATAGAAAGAACGAACTTTGACGCATTTGTTCATGCTGTCGGTTCGGAAATAGAACAAGCGCAAGTCCGGCTGATTACCGCAGCCAATGCGCAAATGCTATTCCATTACTGGAAAATGGGCAACTATATCCTGTATCATCAGAACTTACAAGGCTGGGGAAGCAAAATCATCAAGCAACTGGCAAAGGCTATCCGATTCAATTATCCTGAAAAGAAAGGCTATTCGGAACGTAACCTTACTTATATGTGCCAATTCGCACGGTCATATCCGCTGAACGTGCTACGAAGTTTCATTGACACGGATGCAAGACTATCTGTTCCAAGCATACAGAATGTTACAGATGAAGTATTGAAACTAAATAACGGACGATTTACGCAGGAACTTACTGCGCAAATACAATCTGTTGATTGCCAGTCTTTAGAATTTACGCAGGAGGCTCCTGCGCAAATTCAGGACGTGGAGAAAACAGTTTCTGCCATTTACAGGATGGAGATTAGGGAGATAGAAAAAGTTTTCCTGACCTCCCCTGTTGCCAAAATAAACTGGGCAAGCCAAATGGTCATACTTGACGGAGCATTACCGTTAGGCATAGGATATTGGTATATGAAGCAATCGGTAGAAATGGGCTGGAGCAGCAATATTCTTAAAATACAAATTGAAACCAACTTATATAACAGACAAATCAGCAGCAACAAGGTAAACAATTTTACAGCCACACTTCCGGCACCACAAAGCGACCTTGCCAATTACCTGTTGAAAGACCCGTATATCTTCGATTTGGCAGGAGCGAAAGAAAAGGCAGACGAAAGAGACATAGAAGAACAGTTGGTAAAGCACGTTACCCGTTATTTGTTGGAAATGGGCAATGGTTTTGCCTTTGTCGCCCGGCAAAAGCATTTTCAAATAGGCAACAGCGATTTCTTTGCCGACCTTATTCTATATTCCATTCCCCTACACGCATATATCGTAGTGGAATTGAAAGCAACCCCATTCAAACCGGAGTATGCAGGACAATTGAATTTCTACATCAATGTGGTGGATGACAAACTGAGGGGAGAAAATGACAACAAGACTATCGGGCTGTTGCTGTGCAAGGGAAAAGACGAGGTTGTGGCACAATACGCTTTGACAGGCTACGACCAGCCGATAGGTATCAGTGATTACCAGTTGAGCAAGGCTATACCCGAAAACTTGAAATCAGCTTTGCCAAGCGTGGAAGAGGTAGAAGAAGAACTGGCATCTTTCCTTGACAAGGACAATAATCCCCAAAATTGAAATCTATGGCAGGAGAAATAAACAAACTAATTCCCCTATACGGAGAACTCAACAGGATATATAATGATTGGATAACCAATTATGCATTTTCTTTTGACAAGCAAAAATTCATCACCGATTTTTACAGGCAGCACAATGATACAAAGGCTTTTGAATCCGCTATCCTTGAACTGATACTTGACAAGCAGAAAGAACAATACACATTGATTCTCAATAGTCTGAAAATCGAAATAGAAAAGAATATACGGGCTTATGAGACAAGACCACTAAGTGATGACACCGTAAAACGTGTATGTTTCCAATACATAGACAGGCATAATTCTGCAATAAAAGACCAGTTGGAGATTACAACTAAATTGCATGAGCCTTTGAATGATGCATACCATAGATATGATTTCATTGGTTTTAGACCTCATACGAATGAAGAAGAAATACTGGCTGAGAAGGAGTATGAACGTTGCAAGGCTGAATACGACAAAGAAAAGAAGGCATTGGACAAACTCTATGAACTGCAAAAGCAAGACAGGAAAGAGGCTTTTCAATATACGGAAAACCTTTCCGGTGATGTTTACCGCCTAAGCCTTCTTTTTATGGAAGTCCTGAAAAAATACCTTCCTGATGATGTGGAAGAAAAACGACCAGAGGAATCAGTCGAGCAAAATGCGCAAGAAGAAGTACAGAATACACCGGAGAAACAGCATGAATATTTTGACATGAAGCCGCTTTCGCCTATTTATGAAACCTGTGTCGGGGAACAGTTCGAAGCCATTACCATAGCGGACTTCTATGCCAATATAAACTTGTACCCCTGCAAGAACAAACTAAAAATCAAGGCAAGGGAAAAGATACGGGTGTGTTATCTGATATTCCTGATGAGCGAGAAACTATCCAAGCAATACAGGGATGAATGGAGGAGCCAAATATTAAAACTGTTGGATATTGACGAGAGTTATTATCGGTCAAAATACAAAGAACCCGTTTCTGATTTTCCGAGTGACAGCAACCAAAAATTCGCCAAAGAAATGGAAAGCATATTTAATTAAAATAAGTAGTATTATTTATATCGTTAAACTTATGTTAGAATTAATACAAGAAAACAATGTAATAATAGGCGCAATTATAGGAATTATTACACTTTTTATCACAATGAGACAAATAATAATTTCAAATCAAAAGCATAGGATGGATAAAGAAGATTTTATATCCAAAAAGCCAAATTTCTCTGTTTATATAGAGAATTGTTATAGAATATCATATAATTCCTCAAAACACACACATGCTGTATTTTGTATTACGGTAAAAAACAAATCTTCTTATAGAAATACAGTTCTACCCAAATTAGAAATAGATTACAAAGAGAACGGTATTATAAGAACTATAAAATTATCATATGATAAAAACTTATTCCATAAAAAACACCACTCTCAAATTGAAAAATATGATAACAATATTCAACTAGAACCCAAGGATATAAAATATGGTTGGGTTATTTTTCAAATTCCAGAAATTTTTAAAAATAGACGCATTGAGAAATATAGAATAATTGTTCAAGATGTAGAGAATAACGTATCTAAAGCGGAAAGTTTGTTAATTAAAGAGATTCATTATGATGATTAAAAAAATATCAACACCAATATATAATATCAATGAAGAAGGGTTATTTGCAAGTCGAGATTACGCAGATGGGCGATTAATACCTTCTATAGTAATCAGTTCTAAAGAAGATGATTATATAAAAGAAATCATTAAATTACATTCCAATATATCAATGGGAGATGTTGAAGTTCAGTGGGGTGGAACATTGTCATCATTATTTAATGTCGATAGATGGATCTTAAATATAAGATTCTATAAACCTATAGATTATAATTTTAGCATTGTATTCTCTTTGAAGAATCATTATTCTATTATTGATGCCATTTTTCAATCAAAAGGCCTAAGAATCGCGTATGGGCATAAAGGCGAAAAAGTTTCTCAAGTGAGTGACCATATTATAATAGAAATTCCTGATACTGGCATTAGTCCCAAATGGGAAAAAACATTAATTAGAATCATTAAGAACAAGATGCGCAGATTGAAAATTCCAAGAAAAGAATTAGGCAAAGCAACGCAAGAACAAATAAACAAAATGAGAGAAATTTTAAATATTAGATTCAAACATAATCCTGATTGACCACATATTAAAAAGATTCATAAACAAACACAACTCTTTCTGCTAATCAGTGATATCCATTGATGTTTCACGAAAGTTCCACTTTTACCACTCAAAATAATTTTTGAGTGGTATTTTTATTGTCTGATATTTAATGAGATAGCACAACATCCTATTTATATCATCCACATCCTTACCACTTACAGCCATACCTAATTTTGCATCGTTCGAGAACAGAAATAACAGCCAGTGCGCAGGGCTGATTGTTTAACGACTAAATAGATTGGACGATGACAAATCTTCAAGAGTTATTATTAAAACCCGTCTGGCAGATGACAGGCGAAGAGTTCATATTCCTAAGCAAACACGCTTCCAACCAAACGGAAGTGCAACCGCAACCCATAACGGACACAGAAAGAAAGTATGTGTACGGAATACTTGGCATTGCAAAATTGTTCGGGTGCAGCCTGCCCACCGCCAACCGTATAAAGAAAAGCGGAAAGATAGACAAAGCCATTACGCAAATAGGGCGCAAGATTATCGTGGATGCGGAACTTGCCCTTGAACTGGCTGGAAAGAAAACCGGAGGACGAAAATAACGGGAGGGGTACTTATGGATTATATGAAAGATATAAAGGAAATATCGACAGAAGAAGCGGTAATCCTTTGGCAAGCCTCACGTTTGAGCCTGTCGAAATGTTATGAGAAAGCACCTGAGATTCTCAAAGTACATGGTTCCGTCATAGGGACATTGGGGAATTTCAGCGCATCCATCGGCAAAGCCAAGAGCAAAAAGACTTTCAATGTGTCGGCTATCGTAGCCGCCGCATTGAAAAACGGTACGGCATTGCGATATGTGGCGGAACTTCCGGAAGACAAACGGAAAATCCTTTATGTGGACACGGAACAAAGCCCTTATCATTGTCTGAAAGTAATGAAACGTATTTTACGGATGGCCGGGCTTCCCGACGACAGGGACAATGAGCATCTGGAATTTCTCGCTTTGAGGAAATACACGCCCGAACAGCGTATCAGGATTGTAGAGCAGGCTATCTACAATACGCCTGACATAGCCCTTGTAATCATAGACGGCATCCGTGACATGGTATATGACATCAACAGTCCCGGAGAATCGACACGCATCATATCCAAACTGATGCAGTGGACGGATGACAGGCAGATACATATCCACACGATACTCCACCAGAACAAGGGGGATGAGAACGCGAGGGGGCATATCGGTACTGAACTGAACAACAAGGCAGAAACCGTACTCCTTGTGGAAAAGGACAAGAACAATGGAGATATAAGCAATGTTTCAGCCATGCACATACGGGCAATGGACTTCGAGCCTTTCGCATTCCGTATCAATGACAATGCCCTGCCCGAACTCATGGAGGGTTACAAGCCCGAAGCCAAAAAACCGGGAAGACCGGAAGAAGAAAAGTTCGACCCTTACAGGCATATCACCGAACAGCAGCACCGCATCGCACTGGAAGCAGTTTTCGGATTGAAAGAGGAATACGGCTACAAGGAGTTGGAAGATGCTTTAATCAAAAGCTATACGTCAATAGGTGTAAAGCTGAACCATCAAAAGGCGGTACCGCTCATCACCATGCTTCGTAACAAACGGATGATAGTGCAGGAGAACGGCAGGAAGTACACGTTCATGCCCGACTTCCACTATTAGCCTACACCTTGCAATCACTTCACTTTATTCCGAGGGTCTATATATTAGGGATAAAGCGAAGTGGTTGCAAGGAACGGATAAATCGCTTCACTTTATTACCGTACTCTATATATACGAAAATAAAGTGAAGTGATTATAAAGACCGTACTTCATAAAGAGGTACGGGCGAAAAAAGAAATAAACCAATTCAATTATCATTAAACCTATCGTCGTATGGATATACAGACAGCGAAACAAATCAAGATAGCAGATTATCTGCACAGTCTGGGCTTTTCTCCCGTCAAACAGCAAGGGATAAACCTATGGTACAAATCACCGCTAAGGGAAGAAACGGAAGCATCGTTCAAGGTGAATACAGAACGTAACCAATGGTATGACTTTGCACTCGGCAAAGGTGGGAATATCATCGCACTGGCACAGGAGCTTTATTGTTCCGACCATGTGCCATATCTCCTGCAAAGAATCGGAGAACAGACACCCCGTATTCGTCCCGTATCTTTTTCTTTTGGCAAGCAGTCATCTTCCGAGCCAAGTTTTCAACAACTGGAGATTGTGCCGCTTTCTTCTCCTGCCCTACTCACCTATTTGCAGGAAAGGGGAATAAACATTGCACTGGCGAAAAGAGAATGCAGTGAAGCGCACTTCACCCATAACGGCAAACGGTATTTCGCCATCGCTTTTCCCAACGTGTCGGGTGGGTATGAAATCCGCAACCGATATTTCAAAGGTTGTATCGCACCGAAAGATATTTCCCACATCAGACAGCCGGGAACAGCGAGGGAAACGTGCTATGTGTTTGAGGGATTTATGGACTATCTTTCATTTCTTACTTTGAGATTGGAGAATTGCCCGAAATATCCCGAACTGGACAGGCAAGATTATATGGTGCTGAACTCCGTAGCCAATGTTTCCAAAGCCCTCTATCCTTTGGGGAACTACGAGCGAATCCATTGTTTCTTTGACAATGACCGTGCAGGGATGGAAGCACTCCAACAAATCCGCATGGAATACGGCAGGGACTTATACATCCGTGACGCTTCGCAGACCTACAGCGGATGCAAGGACTTGAACGAATACCTACAGAAACAGGTTGAAAAGAAAGGGCAAGCACAATCCGTAAAAGGGACGTGCAGCCGACCACCGAAAAAGAAAAACGCCTTTCGGTTATAGCCCACTATAACTACACGCTTCGCTTTCGTAGTTGTGGGCTCTCCCGAGGGGATTAGGGCTTTGCCCTAATGACCCACTCAGGGCGTTTCTCCCCTGAGAACCCAGACCAAAGAGTGACCCTCTCTTTGGAAACTCCGCTTATGGGTTGCACCCCTAAGAACCCCTCTGCGAAAGCGAACAAAACAATCTATCGTAAACAATAAATCAGAATAGTAGTATGGCAATAAAATCAAGCATACATATCAAACCTTGCAACACCAAATCAAGCGAGGCTCATAACCGCAGGACTACCGAATACATGCGCAATATCGGAGAGTCCAAAATCTACATCGTGTCCGAACTCTCTGCCGACAACGAGCAGTGGATAAACCCGGACTTCGGTAGTCCCGACCTGCAAACACACTACGACAATATCAAACAGATGGTAAAGGAAAAGACTGGTCGTGCTATGCAGGAAAAAGAGCGTGAGCGCAAAGGCAAGAACGGAAAAATCATAAAAGTGGCAGGATGCTCACCCATCCGTGAGGGTGTGTTGCTCATCAAACCGGACACCACACTGGCAGACGTGAAGAAATTTGGCGAGGAATGCCAAAGACGCTGGGGCATCACTCCGCTTCAAATTTTCCTGCACAAGGACGAGGGACATTGGCTGAACGGACAGCCTGATGCAGAGGACAAAGAGAGTTTCCAAATAGGCGAAAAATGGTTCAAGCCGAATTACCATGCACACATCGTATTCGACTGGATGAACCACGACACAGGCAAAAGTCGAAAGCTCAATGACAATGATATGATGGAAATGCAGACTTTGGCATCTGACATCCTCTTGATGAAACGTGGACAGTCAAAAGCCGAGACAGGCAAGGAGCATTTGGAGCGTAATGACTTCATCATAGAGAAGCAGAAAGCCGAACTGCAACGCATGGATGCTGCAAAACGGCACAAAGAAGAACAAATAAATCTTGCTGAACAGGAACTTAAACAGGTGAAATCAGAAATACGCACTGACAAGTTAAGGAAAACAGCTACCAATGCAGCCACAGCCATAGCAAGCGGTGTTGGTTCTCTTTTCGGTAGTGGAAAACTGAAAGAACTGGAGCGAACCAACGAAGATTTGCATCAAGAGATTGTCAAACGAGACAAAGGTATTGACACCCTCAAAATCCAAATACAGCAAATGCAAAAGCAGTACGACAAACAGATATGCAATCTTCAAAAAGTACACAATAGGGAACTTGAAACCAAAGACAGGGAAATATCACGGTTGAATATCCTGCTTGAAAAGGCATACAAGTGGTTTCCCATGTTCAAGGAGATGTTGAGAATGGAAAAGCTGTGCGCTGCCATTGGATTTACCAAAGAAATGATTGAAAGCCTTCTGACAAAGAAAGAGGCTATCAGATGCAATGGGAAAATCTATTCCGAAGAGCATAAACAAAGATTTGAAATCAAAAATGATGTTTTCAAGATAGGAAAAAATCCTATTGATGATAGCAAACTGGTACTGACCATAAACAGGCAACAGATTGGCGAATGGTTCAAGGAACAAATGGAAAAATTACGGCAAGGTTTACGCAACACTACAGAAGAACCAAGAAAAAGTAGAGGGTTCAAATTGTAAATAATTAAGTGTAATAGTCAAGACTTGTTCTGACAGTTTATTATCTGAACTAGTCTTGACTCATTCATTAAATTTGATGCAGATTTTTCTTATTCAAACAGCAACTGTGAGAAATACTCCTTAAACCGTTCCGTACCCATTGTAAGATATTGGTCGTATAGTTTACGACACACACTGTCAGTAGGATAACGTAATTGGTCTTTGCCGTCTGTTACAGCTTGCCAAATGATATGGGCAGCCTCTTCGGGAAGCGGAAATTCGTCGTTCCCGTCGAGCAGCCAAGCCCGTTGGTTTGCCGCTGCCTTTTCATAGCCGGTTGTGTCGTTTATCCGGGTTTGGAAATTGGTTTTGGTTCCGCCCGGTATCATCGACTTGACCGCCACCCCGAAAGGCTTCATCTCATAGTAAAGGGATTCTACCATGCCTTCCTGTGCCCGTTTTGCCGCCCCATATACGGCATCACGGGGAAATCCGATGACGCCTGCAAGGGAGGTCGTCGTCAGGATTGTTCCGCTACGGCGTTTCTTGAAGTGCGGTATGAACTGTTGTGTAACAATCATTGTTCCTATGACATCCGTATCGAACAGCCGGCGGATGTCAGCTTCCGAAAAGGCTTCCAACGGTGCCATGATGCCGTAGCCTGCATTGTTGAACAGCACATCGACATCGTACTGCTCCAATGTCTTGCGGCAGGTTTCCTGAATCTGCTTTGTGTTTGTTACATCCAGTGGCATTACGACTGTATTCGGTAGTTCCGTAAGCGCTTTTCCCTTTTCAGGGTTGCGCATTGTTGCAATGACTTGCCAGCCGTTGGCAGAGAACAGTTCCGCCGTTGCTTTCCCGATGCCGGAAGAAGCGCCTGTAATAAAAATCGTTTTCATCATTTTAACTGTTTCATTTAGTTATTATCGTACAAATTCAACAAATCGCTCTATATTCATTCGGTGAATATCCTGTCAGTTTCTTGAAGAGGCGTGAAAAATGCTGTGGATATTGAAATCCCAAATCGTATGCAATCTCGCTGATTGTCTTATCCGGTATCAGCACAAGGTTCTTGGCGACTTCTATCAGTTTCAGATGAATATATTCTTGAGCCGTTTTACCCGTTTCCTTTTTAATCAAATCTCCAAAATAATTCGGAGACAAATGAAATTCGGATGCACAGTATTTTACACTCGGCAATCCTTTTTGTTTGGCTGTTCCATTGAAAAGATAATCGTCCAACAGATGTTCGAAACGGGTCAGTATATCCTGATTGTCCTGTGTCCGGGTAATGAACTGGCGTTCATAAAAACGCAGGCAATAATCAAGCAGCGTTTCAATATGATTGACAATAAGACGCCTGCTTAACCTGTCTGTGGAATGTTCAAGTTCATGTTGTATTTTATCAAGACAATCAAGAAACAATAACCTTTCCCGTTCCGATACATGCAATGCTTCATTTACTTCGTATGAAAAATACGAATACTCTTTCATGTTACGACCAAGCGATGTGCCGCTTATCAAATCGGGATGAAAACACAGTACCCAACCTTTGGGTTGATACACTTCTCCGGTATCTGCCGTTCCTATCACCTGACCAGGAGCAAGGCATACGATGGAACCTTTCTGATAATCGTACGAACGACGGCCATACAGTATATCACAGTTCTTTTCGTCTTTAAGAAACACTGTGTAGAAACTGAATACGCGCTTTGCATGTTTCATCGGCTTTGCTTTCGACAAATTGACAACAGCTACCAACGGATGCAGTGTTTCAAGCCCCAAAGAATCGTTGTATTCTGTAATTGTCTTAATATTCAATAACATACTATTTCTTTTCTATTTGTTTTTAATCGAAAACAAAGGTAGTATGTTTCAAGCAATATGGAAAGAACCGATTAAGTAAAACGGTGAAATTGGTATCAAATCCGTAACTTATATACAAGATTACTTTTTTGTATGTAATTAATAGGCAATGAGAGAGATATCCATCTGTGGATTTGGTTGCTAAATCTGTAATTTATCTACCATAATATCCAACTCAACTGCCTACTTTTGTCCTCATAACCATAAAAGAACAAAATAATTATGCATGGAATAATAAAAAACAAAGGTTTCCATTACGGATACGTCATCGTATTCTGTTGTGTCCTAATCATGGCTATCAATGTAGGGCTTGTAACAAGTTGCGCTGGGATTTTTTACAAACCCGTGAGCGAAGAACTGGGTGTAACAGTGGGCAATTTGGGATTGTACATGTCATTCAATTTCCTATTTTCTGCCCTTACACTATTTGTGGCAGGGCGGATGATAGAAAGGTTCAGTATCCGGCTGTTGCTTTCTGTTAGTTCGCTGGTTATGGGAGGATGTCTTATCAGTATGGCATTTTTCAATTCTGTCTGGCAGTTTTATGTGGTAGCAGGGGGTGTGATTGGCATTACTCTGTCGTTCCTGCTCTACTTGAGTTTTCCTGTTCTGATAAATAGATGGTTCAATGTCCGTGTGGGATTCTTTATCGGTATTTGTAGCGCAGCGGCAAGTATAGGAGGTATCTTGTTTAATCCATTGGGTGCTTATTGGATAACCGAATATGGTTGGAGAATTACGTATGGCATTTTCGGAACGATAGTCCTTTTGGTTGTAACTCCTGTTATTTGGTTTCTGCTCCGTGACTACCCAGAAGATAAAGGGTTACAGCCTTATGGTGCGGATTTGACAGGAAAAGAGGTACAGCCGAAAGAAGGGATTGAATATGCAAAAGCCATACGGATGCCTGAATTTTACGGATTGATACTATTTGCGTTCATGATGATTTTGGTATCAACACTGCATCTGCTTATTCCTGTTTATGTAACCAAACTTGATTTCTCGTTGGAAGTGGCCGGATTTGTCGCAGCGGGGGTTATGGCCGGAGGAACGCTGGGAAAGATTGCATTAGGAATTATCAATGACCGTAATAACAAATTGGGGATTCTGACTTCATCCGGATTAGGAGTTGTCGGTTTCTTTTTGTTGCTAAACGGTCATTTCGCAGGACTGTGGAGCGTTGTTGCAGGAGGATTCCTTTTCGGTTGGGCATACGCTGGTACAACAGTACAGACAATGATGTTAGTCAGAACTGTTTTCGGCAGCAAGAACTATGCACAAATATACTCCAAAGTTTCTATTGCCTTACCTTGTGGGGGAATATTAGCCGCAGCAGAGGGACTTTTAGCTGACAAAATCGGCTATGCGTCTGTTTTCGGACTTGCCATTGTTCTTTTATTGCTGTCGGCTTGTATCGGGTTCTTTGTTCTACGTAAAAAATTCTATTGA